GGCTCAGGATGCTAGCGAATAAAAGTTAATATTTAATCACATCTGCTATAATACAGTATGCGATTTTATCCAAAAGAAAACTTAAGTAAGCTTGATCCTGAAGCTTATTTCGAATTAACTCAGGAACTGTCTCAGATCGACAAGAATGATATAGTTTCTGAGTTAACTAAGCATCCTTCCATCTATTCGTATTATAACGGGTTGATGATCATGCAGAAGGGTAAGCTGGACAGATTAAATAATAATCTGTTGCATTTTTACTCTTCTGTTCGTAAGGATGAGTCCGACAATAACCGATCCAAGGGTGGAAAGGCTACTGCGGTCTACTTGGACGATTTTGTTAATTCCAATAGTGAATACCTAGATTTTAAAAATAAAATTCAAGAAGAAGAGCAGATCTACTTGCTTTTGAAGTCGGTTTGCATTATGCTAGATCACAAGAAGGACATGTTGATTCAGCTTAGTGCGAACCTCAGATCCGAGACAAAACTTTACAACCATTAAAAATAAGGAAAATTTAATATGAATCTCAACGAACTCCGTAAGAAGCACGAAGAACTCCTCCAAGGAGGACAG